CGCTCGCCATCCTATTCAAGATTCCTGTTCGATGCTTGGCCGCCAGCCGAGGGTTTTTCTGTCGGCCCGTGGTCGTTTTCGAGGGTTGTACGGTTTGGTGCTGAATCGAGAATGGCGCAGACCGGTAGCGAATCGAGGGAATCCCGGTTCGGCGATGAGTCGCGCACGATCTTTATTGCGCCAGACGAGAGGCCGATATGATCGCCACCGCGCCCGCGCTGCTGCAATGGCCGATCGGCGATCCGGGCCGCTATCTTGACTACGTGCTCGATTATTCGTGCTGGCTCAGATCAGGTGAAACGATCGTAACCAGTACGTGGTCAGTTCCGTCTCCGCTGTCGTCCTCGAATCCTAGCATCTTGCCGGGCGGACAGCGCGTCAGCATATGGCTGCAAGGCGGCACGAGTGGAACTGTCGCGCAAGTGCAAAATACGATCACGACCTCGCAATCACGAACCGACGTGCGAACGATCAATCTTCCAATCGGCCCTCACTAAAATGGATTTGAACAATGGTTGACGAAGTTAAGGCTGCCGAAGCGACCTCAGAGGATGCCGGCCCTATCGGCGCGGCCGAACCAGGCGCCCCTCAAGCCGAGGCGGCGCCAGGCCCCGTCGTGGCCCTTAATCGCATCCAAGAGGAAACTTTGGACGCCGCTCGCAGGCCGCGGCGCGCATCGAGGTTGACCCTCGCGGTGCGCGAAATGAAGATGTCTCCCGACTCGATCAACGAGGACCAGCGCACCATCGACCTCGACGCGGCGACAGACGAGCCGATCAGGCGCAAGGAATATTTTTTTGGCGACGGCGAGAGGGTCTATGACGAGGCCCTAGACATGTCGCCAGGCGCGGTCCGGCTGGAGCGGATGAACAAAGGCGCCGCTCTTCTCGACAGCCATGATTATTACGGTGGGACGCGCGCGATGATCGGGGCGATTGTTCCGGGGAGCGCAAGGGTTCGCGCCGGGAAGCTCACTGCGCGCGCGAAATTTTCCCGCTCCGAGGCCGGCGAGCGTGCCTTTCAAGACGCCAAAGACGGCATCCTGCGCGCGGTATCCGTCGGCTACATGATTCACAAGCGGGAGATCGACGACACGGTCAGCCCGCCGATGCACCGCATCACAGATTGGGAACCGCACGAAGTTTCGGCGGTTGCCATCCCCGCGGATCGAAACGCGGGGTTCAGAAGCGCGCAGGTTGCGCGAGCCCCCACAGGAGATGAAATGCCCGAAGCACAAGCGGAGGCCGCGACCGCCCAATCTCGCGCCAAGGAAATTGATATTTCTATCGCGGAGAAGATCGAAGCCGCGATGACTGCTGAGCAAGAGCGCCGCGACACGATCGTAGGAACGGCGCACAAGCTCGGCCTTCCCGTTGAATTTGGCGATAAGCACATCCGTGAAAAAACTTCTATCGCAGAATTCAACAAGCTCGCGATTGACGAGGCGGCGAAGCGTGAGAAGGAAGTCGGCAGCACTGACGGTCTAAACCCGTTTGCAGCTCCCATCTTTTTCAACCGCCGTACTGGCGGTAAGGAGCCGGCGCCAGGCGAGCGCGCAATGCGCGAGATCGCTTGCATCGGCATGGCCAGGAAATTCGGAATCTCGCCGTTCGAGGCGGTCAACCGCAGCATGGGAGACGATCCGGTCGGCCGTGACCTGATCACCCGTTCCTTGCAGGCCAGCGTCGCCTCCGGAGGCGGCCTGTTGATCCCCATGGAGCTTTCCGCCGAGCTGATCGAGCTGTTGCGTCCGCGGACCGTCGTCCGCAATGCGACCCCGTCATCGCGCATAATCTCCATTCCGCGCGGTAACCTGACGATGCCTCGCATCAATACGGGCGCTACGATCGGGTACGTCGGTGAGGGTGCGTCCAGCGCGGCCACTCAAGAGGCTATCGGCGCCGTCAACTTTACGGCGCGCAAAGCCAAAGCAATCGTGCCCATTTCAAACGATCTTATCCGCTTCGCCCAGGGCTCCGCGGATGCGATGGTGCGTGACGATATGATCCGCCAGCTCGCGGTCCTCGAGGATGCAAACTTTCTTCGCGGCGCCGGGACTGTCTACACTCCAAAGGGAATGCGCAATCTCGCGGCGGCCGCAAACATCCTTCCATCGCAGTCCAGCTTCTCGGTCACGACTGCAATTCAGGATATGACCAGCCTCGTGAACGCCCTGGAAAGCGCATTCGTGCCGATGGCCGCCCCGCATTGGTTCTTTAGCCAGCGCACGAAAAACTTCTTCTATGACGCAAGGGACAGCGTCGGCGGATTCCTGTTCCGCGCAGAAATGAACGGTGGCCTGTTCCGCGGCGTTCCGTTCTCGTGGACGCAATCGATCCCACAAAACCTCGGTGGCGGCTCCAATGCCTCCGAGGTCTACCTCGTCGACATGGAAGAGTTCATCATCGCGGATGTTCCTGGGCTGATGATCGACGCCTCGCAGGAAGCGTCCTACTCGCCAGACGGCTCTACGCTCAATTCCGCGTTTGACCGCGACGAGATGGTGATCCGCGTCATCGCCGAGCATGACTGCAACGTCAAGCACATCGCATCGATCGGAGTGCTCACCGGCGTCCTCTGGTCGTAAGACTCAAAGGAATACCCCAGGGGTCGTCTAGTACAGCTCGCGAGGCTCCTAGCGGTTCGTTATAGGACGAACCCTCGACGGCTGGTCGTACAACTAGCCGCGCAGCGGATCACAGATCGCGACCTCACCCTCTCTACCCAAACAAGGGAATACGCACATGCACCCCGTCTACACGGATGAAGGCAGCTTTCTCAAATCTGTTCTCAGCATCTCCCCTCAATCGATCGGCTCGGCGACTGCCACAGGCGCCGGCGTCGCTCAGATCAGCGGCCCAGGATACTACTATAATTCGGCTCAGCTTATCGTCTTCGTCGGCGCCATAACTGGCACACCTGGGACGATCTCGATCGCCAGCCAGCTTCAGGACAGTCCTGACGGTTCGACGCTCTGGGCAAACTTCGGGGCAGCAATGCCTCTTCTCGCCGGGGCCGCTGCCGCCGCTAACACATCGGTTGCGCAAAACGTGCAAACGCGTGGTTGTCGCGGCTTTCTCCGGCTAGTCGCGGTTGTGACGCTCGTCACATTCACCGCGGTCCTGGTCGGTGGCATCATCGTGCTCGGCGGGGCGTCGGAAGACCCGGCGATCTGATATGACAACCGCATTCGTCGAGTTCTCGAAGCCATACGTGATGCCTGGCGGCGGTGTGGCCGTCGCCGGGGAGATTGCCTCGCTCGACCCGGTAACCGCTGCGGCCGTGATTGCGGCCGGGATTGCCGTGTCGAGTTCCGCGCCGTCCGCGCCATCGGCACCGGTGATAACGCGGGTCCAATTCACGGGCAAGGCTGGTAGCGTACGTGTTGGGCATTCGCCGCTCTACAATGCCGGCGAGGTTGCGGGGTTCCCTGCCGCAGTTGCAGCAGCGCTAATTGCGGCTGGCCATGCCGTAGCGAACTAGCTAGCAGGGGGAAGGATGCTCAGGTTTTTCGAGAGGCTTGACACGCTCGAGGAGCGTGTTCTCCAACTCGAAATTGAGCGCGACGAGCTAGCCACTCTGCTCTGCGTATATATCGAAAACGAGATTGCAACGCCGCTGTCTCGGCGATCTGCTGAGCAGTTGGCCGAGGGATTACGAGCGCGGCAAGCATCGCGCGCGGCATCAAAAAGGAACAGGAAATGAAAGTCGTCAAATTTACGAAGAACGACCTCATCGGCGGCATCGTTTACAACACGAACGATATCGCCGGGTTCGAGGACAGGATCGCCGACAATCTCATCAAGCGCGAATATGCGGTGCTGCACGGCAACGGACACCCCGTCAAAGTCGGCGAGAAGCTACCGCCTGGCGTTGGTGACTTCGGCTATGAGGCGAAGGGCGGCAAGGCCGCGTGAGTATCGTCGCATGGCCGGACGTTCTTAAGACGCCAGCCGATGTCAAGAGCGTTCCGCTCGATTGGACAGGCCTCATCGACTGGAACACGTCGGGGATCGTCTCGCATTCCGTCGCCGCCGATGTCGACTCGCTCGAAATGTTCTTTGACGATGGATTTGCTCCATCTTCGCTCGGCGGCGTCCAGGTTGCGGACCTCGGCTTCTCCGGTAATGTGCAAACGATCCAGGTTTCCGCTGGGTCGATCGACAACTATTCGATCATCTCCGCTACGGTCGGGCTTGCCGACGGGACGAGTCTTACACGCTGCTTTAGGGTGCTTGTACGATGAATATGAACCCCGACCCGTGGGCGCCGCTGCGCGTGGCGATATATTTCGGGGCTGCATGGTATGCGATCCCGGTCGTCATCGCGCTGAGCCATCTCCTTTAGGCCCATGAACCAATTTTTTGAGAGCAATCGATCGCTCTGGGCGTTGCCTCATTGGGCGTTCTGGATGGACTGGCGACCGCGCTGGTTCTGGATTCTCTCTTTGAGATGCGCATCCATACTCTACCGCGCGACGCATAGCGGCGCTAACCCTGATGGGGAATAGATGTTCACGCCTTCACGCTATAAGCCGCTCGGCTTTCAGCAGATCAGCGCCGCGACCCTCGCGGCCGCGACAGCTCTGACCGTTCCGGCCGGGGCCAATGTGGCGATCATTCGCGTGGGCGTAGCGTCCACCGCTGTCTCGTGGCGCGATGACGGCACAGCGCCGACCGCGGCCATAGGCATGCAGATGTTGCCGACGGATGATCCGTTCGAATATTCAGCGTCATTGGCAGCCATTCAATTCATTCTGTCCGTAGGGTTACCGACGCTTGGCGTCTCCTATTACCAGGCCTTCGTGTGAGCGTCCCTTTCCGGGACTATGCGGCCGCCGCCTCCGGTACGATAGATCAAATTTTCGGCGAGCCGTTTATCGCGTTTCCGATGGCCTTTGTCGGCGGGAAGTTTGTTGCCGACCCGGTCCGCGCGCCCGCGCCGGTCTGGGCAAACCTTACGGAAAAGGCAATCTTCGCCGACGATATCGGGCACCACGGAGCTCGCGCGGCTCGGAATATCGTTTCTGAGCATGCTACGACTCACTCTGAGATTGAGATTTTATCGGCCGCGCTTCCCTATCGCCTGAAGGCGAAGGACCGCATGCAGCGCGGCGCGGACGGCGTTTTCTGGGAACTCCAGGGCATTCAGGCCGACGATCTGGATCATACAACATTTCGCGTAACCGAGATGGGTCCGATGGCATGATTCACGAAGCTCTAACGATCGCGAACTCCGTCATACTGGCGGTCATCGTGATGATGATGATCTCGCAGGTGATGGACGGCCGCGGAAGATAAGGACGAGAAAATGAACGATATTATCAGCGACGAAATGCGCCAAAGGGCTGAGGCCGCGGCTATCGATGCAACCAGTCTTGCTTCGATCGCGGCGTCGCTTGCGCGCATCGAGAACCTTCTCGCATTAATTGCGAGTGCGCTTGGTAAATGAGCGCCGTCTCGCGTGCATGCTTGCGCCTTGCGGCGACCGCAGCGTTACGCGACGTCACGATCGCAGGCGGCAACGTATTCGATAGCCGGATCGAGGCCGTCAATCTCAGCGATGAGCAACCGACCGCCGGTGCCATTGCCGTCTACACAGAGCAGGACGAGGGCGAGGCCCTGTCCAAGCAGAACGGTGGCCCGCCATTCGTCTCCATGGTCGATCTCATTCTAGAGATCACGATGCAGTCTATCGGCCCAGTTAAGCCGGATGGCACCTATGCGGTCATTACGCCAGTAACCGACGACGAACTGGAGATGACTCTCGACGTCATAGAGACGCAGGCAGAAGACGCTCTGTTTCGCTCGTATGCCGTAAATTCAGTGCTGTTCAGGCTCGTCGCGAAGCGTGGTGACAAAAAACTTTCGCTGCGCTTCACCGACCCGAAAGAAGGCCAGAAACTCGCAGTCCGGTACGTGACCTATACGATCGAGGTCGATGACCGCGAGGTGCCTGTCCTCGACGGCACGCGGACCGGATTCGACATGCTGCCATATCCATTTTCCGAGATTGCTCCGCAATGGCCCGCGGGGCCAGAGCAGGAAAAAGCAACGCTCGCTGCCGCGCTGCTTGCAGGAACTACGCCCCCGGCATTCCGCGGGGTGATCGCTACCGTGACTCCTCCAGCATCAACCCAGTCAGATATTCAGCCTGAACCGAGTAGGGTCGAGAGATGGGACATTCCGACGAATGAGCCGTAAGCTTTCGACGTCAGGTGGGTCGAGCCCGTCCTCGACCAGCTCGCCTATAGTGCAGTCGCCGTCCCCACGTATTGACTCGCCAGTTTTCAACGTCAAAGCATTCGGGGCGTTCGGCGACGCAAACCCTAACGTCAACGGCTCCGGGCATGACGACACGGCGGCGATCCAGGCGGCGTTCAATGCGGCAACGGCCGCAGCCGTCGCAACGGGAGGGACGTTCGCCTGGCAAGCAGGTGGCAGCGTCTATTTTCCCCAGGGATGCTACCGGATAACATCGAACATCATCGTGACGCCTCCCGGCGGATTCGATGCAGTGACGCCCTTTGCCGCCTTTCGAGTATACGGCGAGGGCATGTTTCACCAGTCCACGCTTTTGTTCGACGGCGCGGCCGTGACGACGGGGCTAACGTTCGTCAGCGACAACTCGACGTACCAGCGTTTCGCACCAGTTCAGCATCTTTGCTTCGAGGGAGTCAACGGAGCGGTAACGGCGCTCACGTACAAATATACGAGCGCGATTATCGTCGAAAAATGCTTGATCCATGGGTTCGCGAACGAGGGGCTGTTCATAGAAAACAGCAACACCCCTACCGTCCGGGATTGCTACATCTACGGATGCGGTAGCGCATCTCATGCGCAAGTGCGATTCAATCTAAGCACGGTCGTAAAATTCGACCATAATTACATTTCTGCCGGTGCGACAGCATTAGGCGGTGTCGCTCTCGAGCGGAGCGCCGGGTCGATTAACAACAACGCAATCGAGTCATGCGGGACACTGATCATAGTGTCCGGTGAGACCGAAAGCGCGATAGCTTGCTCGACGGTGACCATCGCTGACAACGATCTTGAGAACCCTCTTGTCTCGAGTCTCGAAGCGACGCCTGTTCATATCAGCATCGGGCGCGGGCTTACGACGGTCTTCGTTCGCAGCGTGCGGGTCGTCGGCAATAACGGAGCCGGAAATCTCGCGATAGTCGCCGGTGCTTTCGGGTGCAACGTAGCGCAGTGTCAGCAATTCGAAGCGCTCGCGAATATCTTTTCGTTGTCGTCGAACGCCGGGAGCCAGTACAATTTTTCCAGTGCGGCAGGTGTTCTCTCGGCAATCGTCAGAGCGCAGAGAGAAGAAATCGGTTACACGTTTCCGTGGGTGAAGTTGAACGGCGCGCAGGTCGTAGAGGCCACGCCATACGCGGACTGGTGCAGCCTACAGGCAACATCTGGATTGCAGTTTCCGAAGCTTGTCACCACTAATCCGACCGCAACTCTAAACAACAAGCAAAGCGCGCAAGGCGGCCTTTATCAGATCATCCATATCGGTAATGCAGGCGGGGCTCTGACGGTTAACGTGACCTCTGATCAGCCGCTCAATAGCGGCTACCCAATGATGCTGATGCCGACCGACACGAACATCACTCTCGCTCACAATTTCGCAGTCAAAGGATTCTTTCTCAAGGGTCTAGCGAATCTTGCGCTCACTCTCACCAACCCAGTATTTTTTGTCTACAACAGCACTACCGGGAAATGGCATCAGCTCTGAGGTTTGACCTATGGATAAAATGTTTGTGAAGCCAAAGGTTCCGGGGACAACCGTGCGCCAGTATGACCACGACATGCAGCCGCTTCCACAAGAGGGAGCGTGGGTCGTCGCGTCTACATTCTGGATCAATCGAGTGCTCAATGGTGATGTCGTCGAGACGACGCCGCCGGTGGACATGGTCGGTGGGCCGCCGCACGCGGCATCGGAATAGTAGCCAAATTAAACCGTAGCTGGAGACACGCAAAGTGAGCGTATCATTTAACCGTATGCCGACGAACCTGAGGGTTCCGTTCTTCTATGCCGAGGTCAATAGCGGGCTGTCGTTCTTTGCCGGCAACTCGAAGCATCTCATCATCGGCCAGAAGCTCGCCGGCGGGACGGCTGCGGTCAATGTTCCGCAGATCGTGCAGACCCAGAACATCGAAACTCTTTACGGCGCCGGGTCGATGCTCGTGGGGATGATCTATGCCGCCAAACTCAACAACCCTGACGGCGAGATATGGGCGGCTCCTCTCGCCGACCCAGCCGGAACCGCGGCGGTGGGCACGGTCACGATCGCCGGCACGCTGACTCCTGGAATTCTCACAGTCTACGTCGCCGGTCAGGCGGAGACTGTGTCAGTTACCGCCGTCGATACGCCGACGACGATCGCAGCGGCACTCGTAGTTGCGATCAATGCCGGCTATGTCGATCTTAACGGGCGCGTGCGCTATTATCCGGTCGTCGCGACTTCGAGCGGTGCCGTCGTCACGCTCACCGCCGTACACATCGGCGCGCTCGGCAACACCATCTCGAT